TGTAACCAGTATTTATATAATCTATTAATCTGATAAGTAAAGTTTTTGCATTTTGTTGACGTTCAGGATTTTCAGTAATATTACTATTTGCTAGTTGAAAACTATTTGAACCATATAATCCTTCATTACTAGATACATTAGTTATTTTTTTTTTTGGAAATCGTCCAATAGAAAGTAATGATAAAATCGTGTTAATCATATATAATGCAGTATATTCATGTTCAGGAATTCTTAAATCAGGTAGTTCAGATAATTTCTTATAATCTGGATTTTTTGTTTCATACCAAGTCCTTAAATTGAGCAGATTTTTATTGGCTAAAAAAATATCAGATTTTTTAGTTAATTCACTTAATTTTGCTTTTATTAGTTCCTTATGTTCTGCTTGCACGCCTTCTAGCATATCAACCATGTTTAATAAGGATTTTGACCCATTTGCATTATTTGTCGCTGCCATTATATATTGAAATATATTGAAATATATTGAAATATATCTATATATATTCTAGATATAATTTAGAAAAAAATTTGCTAGATGTATAAGATAAATCATAATAAGAAAAAAACAAAAAAAAATCCAAAGATAATTCATCTTCAACGGGGAGGTGGTGGTGAACCACCCATGGATTTACAAGGTCTCACTGCGGAAGAAGTTCAAGCTCTTATGCAACAAGGTATTATGCCAGAACAAATTGCTCAACTAGCACAAGAACAGGGCCAACCGGTGCCACCTATTATTCTAGAAATGTTATCACAAGCCCCAGGTGGTATGCCCAGTATGGAAGGAATGCCGCCAGGTGAGATGCCGCCTGATGGAATTGGTGAGCAACAAGGACCACCACTACCAGATAAAACTAGCAAATTTCCCGCAATGATGGATTTGCCAACGTATGCACAGTATCGCGATGTTGAGAAAGAGGAACAACAAAGGAAATTAAAATTTGGTGCACATAAACCTACAGTGTTTGGTTATGTTTTTTCGGATTTAATAAGTGAAGAGATATTACGAGATATGAAAAGGACTCAAGGTGGCTTTTTAATTGGTGTAAATCTTAATAATCTTTTTAATACATTTCGAGAAGCAATTAAAATGGATGAACGCGATCAACGTGCAAAGAAAATGAATAATCCGGAAGAAATATTTAAACGTGTAGGCGAATATGTAAACGTGGATTTTGACAAGATTCTAGAAACAAAGATGGGATATCGCGGAAGTGATATTCCTATGCTTCCAGAACAAGATTTAAATGAATATTCTAGTTTTGATGAAATACTAGATGAAGGTAAAAAATATGCAGATTCTGCATTCAAAGGCATTATCAGTCCACTAGGATTATTAATTATGACACGTATGCTTTATAAATATAGGAAAAATAATGCACAGTGGTTGCGAGTTGCAACGGTGCTTGAATTAATTCATCGATATCTAGGAGATGATAAGAGCCGTGTTGAATTTTTCAAAGAACACGATGAAATCCCGATTCGATCTCTTATAGAATTAGAGGAATTTTATAACACCGACCATATATTTATGACTGAGGATGAGATACATAAATTTAAAAAAGACTTGGACTTTTATAAATATGACCCCAATGTTAATATACGAAAACAAATTCGGGAATTACTAAGCAAAGCACCGCCTATTATCTAGAATTTTATATTCTTTATTGGGTTTATTCGATTATTATTTTTATAAAATTTCTTTTAACTTATAAATTATTGATTATAGGACATAACTAGAAGATAGCAGCTAACAACTAGACTAGAATGGGAAATATATTTTCATCATCACATAATAGGCACGGGGCAAATATTTATGAACCTTTTGTAAATCAACCCATAAATGGTATGCATGGTAATCATATAAATCAAGCGGAGCACATACAGCAATTGCAGCAAATACAACAACTAACAGAAAAAAATCGTTTGCTAGAAGAAGAAATAAAAATTTTAAAGCGTGATTTGGAGATTCGAACTTCTAGAATAGATACATCGATACAAATTAAATATAATGAATTATTTAATTCTATAGCATATTACAATGAAAAAAATAATGAAAAATTTGGTATAATTACCAAAGATATGGAAAATCTTCTTAATAATGATAAGATTCTGCTAGATAAACTAATTGAAAAGAATATTGTAAGTACTATTCAAGATTCCTAGCAAAGGATATTTCAACCAAACATATCCATTTATCCATTATAATTGAACCACCAATTATCATCTAGGTATGGTGGCACTTCACCCGTATCAATACAATTATTAGAGCTAGGACCTGCATTTATATTAGTATAAATTTCATTGAAATCGACCGCATATGCATAATAGCGAATATTGCTTAGGTAGCCTTCAAATCCACCATACATATTAACCCAGAAGTCATCATCATTTTGTTTAGGGATACTACTGAGCTCCTTACGGACTTTTAGATATCCGTTTATGTAAAGATCCAAATTCTTGTTATTGAGTATGATATTCATATAAACCCATTTGCGAATGGGTAGGTTATCAATATCTGCATATTCTAGAATATTATCTTGTGTATTCATATATACACGAATAGAATTCTTATTTGGATGAAACCATACACCTGGTGCCCGGTTAGGATAACTAGATGAATTGCCTTTATGGAATACGTGCTTCCATTCTCCGGGTTTATAATCCATACTTTCAATTAGGAACCAAAATCCATAAGTGAATTGAATACCATCTTGTCCGTCAGATTTCAAAATAGGTATATAATTTACAGATGTCGGATCTTGACTAACCACCATTGCATTCTTTGCATTTTTTGTTGTGTTAAGAAGTAGCGGTGAATTTGCACTAGAATTCATGTATCTAGTAAGAAGATAATTACCAATATAGTAAATAGCAATTAGGATGATAACCATAATTACTACTTTTATAACTAGCATCCAAATAGATTCGCTTTTTTCAGCTCGTGATTCAGATTCGGGTTCAGGTGCATATTCCCTCTCCCGATTTGCTCGATTTTTATTCTCTTGTGCTTCTTTTTGGGAGTTATTCCTAGCAGAAGGCTCACCTAGAATAGAATTTCTTATATTGGAAAAAGTATCTCCCAATTTATCCATTCCCTTTTCTACCATACTGGGCTCTTCTGCTTTTGATTTATTCTGATTTTGATTTTTTCTACTAGCATTACCTGTATTACCTGCCCAAATCTCATCCAAATTATTATTATTATTATTGTTATTATTATTGTTATTCCCTTTGTTAATATTCATATTTGCAGTAGATTTATTTGCATTGGTTTTGGAAGCATTGTTTGGAATCGTGGGTACAGGTTCACCAAGAATATTCTGTATTTCTTTATTTAAATTTGCATTACTAATATTTCCATTTTTTGTGGCATTATTTTTTAAAGAATTATTCTTGGGTGTGAGTGTGTTGTTCTTAGGTGTTTGAGTATTGTTCTTGGGTGTATTGTTCTTGGGTATAGTATTGGTAGTAAATGTATTTAATGATGGTGTGTTTGTTTTAGTATTTTCTGCCATAATTACCTAATCTAGCAAAAGTATTGCGTATTATATTATATTTATATAATAATTGCATTTTTTTTATAAATAAATAAATCAAAACACAACAAAAACACAACAAAAAACATAATTAAAAAATATGAATATTCATTAATCATATCATAACAGAATAACCAATACCTAGAATAATCATAAAAATAACAACATACCATGCCCAATTGGGAATCATTGCTAGAAGGCCGGATGATGCAACTGGTCCGCTATAATATAATTGTTTAGCGTGCTGAACTGTCATAGCAGTATTGGAAAATGTAACACGGCTAATTTTACCTGCAAATCCGCCATCTGGGGTTATTGCAACATCGCTAGTGCTGATTGCAGGATATGCTTTCAATACACAGCTAGATGCTAGTTGTCCGTCAATAAAGATATCTATTACCTGATTATAAACACTCACGATTACGTGTACCCATTTTTGCAATGGAATCGACCGATATACACAAGTACCTATTGTTGGATCCGGATTTGTCATATTTTGAATAAGGCATGATGCATTTGCAGTACCAGCAAGATTTGGAAATGCCTGTTGCAACCCTGCACCCATATTATTGAGATAAGCATATAGGCTCTGTTTAGCCATTGAAATAAATGCCTCATAAATGTTGGTAGTAATATCAACTGCAGTAGTGCCACTTAATGTCAGGGGGCAATTCATACTAGATAATTTATAATTTACAGCAGATTGGATTGTAGTAATATCAATATTGTTTGCCCCGGATTGTGCGCTAGCAGATTTTAGGGCAGCTAAATCAGTTTTAAGATTATTTAGAAGAGGTTTAAATGTGGTGCTGGGTATCATCATCACAGATATATTACTCATAGATGATTGAAATGCAGCCGATATATCATCTGGGGTTTTAGCACTGCTACGTGTATTCTCTAATGAATCAATTACCGTCTGGAATGCTGTATTCATAGCAGCTACTTGATTATCGGCATTAGTTTGAGATTGCATAGCACTTGCAAGTTTGCAAATATCTGTCATTACTGCGACACATGCATTAGTTAAATCACTCACGGTATCAAACTGTTCCTTTATTTTAGAAGCTTGGTTGTTAGGTTGGACTTTATTACCAGATATCTGTGAGAAATAATCATTATGATAAACATTACGAGATTCTAGAGGTGCGGAATTATCAGATAGCCGGCTTGTGTCAATAGGTGCTAAGTCCACTTGGAAGCCTTCCTTCATACGTGCGGTTTGTTCTATCACTATAGTATCATATGGTTTTAAAGTATTTAGAGCATTATCACAACCACTAGATTGTTGATATTGAATAGTAGGATAATCTACAATATTATTACCTACACGGTCAAGTGAATTAGTTGCCACTCGGGACCCTCCATTTGGAAAAGCACCGTGAATATAGTAATTATCCGCTGGTTCGTGATTACCTAGTGCAAGTATTTGCTGTGTTTGTTTAGGAATATCTGCAAAACTAGATACACTGGCTCCTCCGCCGGTGATGATAAGTGGATTAGTGGTGCTACTATTTTGTAATTTAAGACGGACAATGAGATCATTGTTCTTGGCATCTAGAACAATTTCGGGATTACCGCTACCTTTATCTCCCCGACGAAGAATAGTTTTCTCATTGCCATAATTATAAGTATAATTATCTATATTTATCCACATACTAATACTATATTCATTGCTATAATTTGAACTAGGGATACTACCGTTTCCTACATTGAAATTAGCAGATGCATCTTTCACATCTGGCATAACTTCGGTTTCTACAGTTGTTTGAAATACACGATTGGTATAAACAGTATATAGCCAATAACAGGCGCCTACTAGCAGACCTAGCACTACTACTAGAATAACAATACCAATTACTTTTGAACTGGAATATCCGACACTACTATTACTATAGCTAGAATTAAATGAGCGTGATACTTGTGATTGCGGAAAACCGACGGCAGCTGTATTATTTAATCGTGAATTAGTTTGATTATTGCGTCTAGCAGGGTTATTATTTTGCTGATTCATTTATTAATTAAGTTATTTGCAAGAAATACAATTGCTAGATTACTATTATGATAGAAGAAAAAAGGATAAAAATAAAAAGACAAATTTTTAGATTGTAGCTTATAGCTTATAGCTTCTAGAGGCTTTGCAATTCAGTATAACTTAATGGATATGGATACATAGTTAGATTCCGTATTCTCCCCTGAAAATTATTATTAGTTTGACCTACAGTGATTGCGCTTTGTATATCATAGAATACGGGCAAGCTAGGTAAATATTCCGTTTTTATTATAACGCCATCAATCCAAACTTGTATGGTACGGCCAGAAATAGCTAGAATATATTTGCACCAGGTTTGCAGTTTTAAATCCGATACTTTAATTTCAGAAAACTCTGCATAAAATGGATTATCGCGATATTTGGTAATTACTGATAAATAATTTTGCTTTGGATTATATCCGACTTGTGGTGAATCTTGCATAGAGAAAATAGGTTTTGTTATATTGTAATTATTTTGCCATGCGGCACTGCCAGCAAGGTTAGGGATATACATTTCCCAACTGAATGTAATACCATATCCTAATTTAGGAACCATTAAAGTAGGTCGGCTAGATACAAGATTTGCAATCTGGATTGTTTGCGTGAAAGTCTCATCTAGAGTAGTTTCAGATGTAAGAATTGGTATTTGATATTTTCCAATATTACTTTGCCCCGGTAAATAGTAATAAAAGTAATATAATACTAACAAGACAATTAACAGCACTATGCCTGCTATCATAAATATAATAGACTGATTCATTTTCTAAAGATATTCTAGATATTCTTCCAAATAATTTGAAATAATTTGAAATATTTTTTTTACTTGTGCTTTTGAATTAATGACAATAAAAAATATTATTATATTCTAGTATTTTTGCCTTTCGCAAAATGTATTTAAAAGTTGAAACACCCACTGATGCAAATAAGTTATCGGAATTACTAAAAGATGGTGATTGGTTAGTGTTATATTATGCAGAATGGTGTGGGCATTGTAATGCTATGAAACCAGAATGGGAAAAAGTAGTTGAAAAATTAAAGGATAGTGGTAAAATCAATATTGCAGATATTAAAAATGAACTTATTGATGTATTATCGCATAAACCAAAGATTGAAGGGTTTCCTACTATAAAAATGTATAATAAAGGGCAAGAAGTAGCTAAATTTGAAGATGAACGTTCTGCAGGAAAGATACAACAATTCGCAATATCTAATGCTAATAGTATTAAACAGAAAGCAAAAACTATAAAACAAATACCAGAAAAACAAGACGATACTGTCAATGCAGCAACAAATACAATACAACTAGAGGAACTACCTATAATATCAGCACCAATTGTAGCAGATAATTCTAATGAAGTTAAGAAATTAAGTATATCTCAATTAAAAGATGAAATTATAAAAAATCATCGAACATCTAAAAAACAGACTAAAAACATGGAAATGGGTGATTTGACGATGCTTCTACAACCACCAATACCTAGTGTTAAGGCTAGTAAAAAAGCAGAATTTATAAAAAATAAAACTCAAAGGAAAACTCAAAGGAAAACTCAAAAGAATTCTCAGAAGAATGCTAATGTGAAAGGAATTATAAATAATAGAATAAATAATAAGGTTCCTGCAAATTCTTATGGAGCTTTGGCATGTACTGATATTAAAAAGGCTAAATGGTGCAAAACTAATCCAAAATGTTTTTATGATTATATTGAATTCAAATGTAAGGATAAATTAGATGATATTCCAGCTCCAAAGCTTGATATTATGGACAGTTATAAGGGTACAAAGAAGAGTAAGAAAATACACAAACACACTAAAAAACACAGACAAAATCAACCAATAACAAAAGAAAATGGAACAAAAGTAATACTTCAAGAATTACAAAAATCATTCAAAAAAATAAGCAACGAGGCTAGAAAGGATTCGGATTTACTTGCAAAAGCAAGTGAACGTATTTAATTTACTAATATTTGTTAACATACAACACATTATTATCGATGCTCTGCTAGGATAATGAACTAGCTTGAAGAGGTAGAGATTGCCATTATGTTACTTACATCAGCTATTTTAATTACATCTGGATAGAAAATAAGATTACTAATTTCGCAATTTGCAGTATTGTCATTTAATACATATAGATTTGTTTTATCATTAACAGGTGTTCCTCCTAATTGTGATACTTTTACTATTTTTCCATTAAAATATATTTCCGCAATGGTATTATATACATTCACAATAACATTCAATTGTGTATTAATTGGTATATTTTGCAAATCTTGGTCTAGATACTCTAGATTAGTGCTAATTTGTGTATTAGAATTTGACCCGTCACCTGCACGTGATGTGTCTGTCCATTTTCCACTAGGCATATCTGTTATGAAACAGTTTCCAGATATGGGGTCGCATTTTTCAACAAATGCATCTGGATATTCACCATAACTTCGATTTGCTAAAGATGTGGTAGTAATTGCAATACGTAAATTATTAGTAAAAGGTGCTAACCAAACACCAATTTGTTGATTAGGGAAATCCTGAACTAAATTTTCCCAAGATTGATAGGATAAGATTTGCCCGGTGGTAATAGGTGTTCCTTTATGAAATATATGTCTCCAACTACCATAATTTTTATAGAAATCATAAATAGTAAGATTAAACGACCAACAAAAATTACCTAGCATATATGGATTCATTATCTTTGCACCATCTAGAACTCTAAATGATTTGGTATATCCCACTAACACTGCTTTTTTAAAATCCTTAGAAGCACTTGTTGGTTCACCAATTGGTTTAATCCATGCACTGTAATCTGATGTTTCATTACGAATTTGCCCTTCTTTTGTACCAGTACAGATTTGGGTTTTATTATTATATGTTATACCATCACATATTACATCATTCTGGCACATCGTAATACAATCTGTTATAGTATTTGCAGACTCCTGAAATACTGGCTGATACAAAGAAATATCTTTTCCATAATAACTACTATTAGCCTTTACATTATTATTTGCTGCACTATAATAATACACATAAAATGCATATGCTGTAAATGCCATACCTATGAAAACAATTAATGACACCGTAATCGGATTTGAAAATATACCCTTATGTCTTTGATAAAAACCCGTTTTATTTGTAAAATCAACTTCTCTAATGCTTGAATTATTACTCATTTTGTAATTTTTATGTATTGATATGTATTGTATATACTATAATCTTAATAGAAAAAAACCAAAAAAAACAACAATCCAAAAAACTAATTACTAAATCATTTAGGCATTGACCTTACGACCACGTCCGCGACCACGTCCCTTTGCTACAGGTGTAGTAGCATTCTCAGCAGTAGTAGATACAACTGGTTCAGTAGATTCAGTGTTTGTTTGAGGTGTAGACTCATTTGCATTTACAGTGGTGGATGTAGTAGTAGTTTCGCCAGAACCATTTTCTTGTGTTGTAGCAGCTGAATCAGACGAATCTTGTTGATTCTGACGAGGACCACTACGACTATTGCCACGACCACTTCCACGGCCACGGCCACGGCCACCTACCCGACCACGTTCTCCACCACCACGACCACGCCCAAATCCAGTACCACGAGGAGCCTCACAACGTAGCTGAACACCATTAAATCCGTGGACTTTAACAGCATGGAAGGGATGCTTCTCATTATCTGACTTTGCTAGCTCAAATTGCACACACTCACCAGTATATAGCGTCCGGAAACAATCACGAGCCGTCTGAATATTCGACTGATGCACGAAAACATCAGTATTACGATACTCACCCTCCGAGAGAACAGTGATGAATCCGTAATTCAGACCATTGTTAAACCACTTAACACAACCAGTTAGAGTTTGCTCGGTAGAGGTAGCTGCGGCGGTAGAACTAGCACTTGTATTTTCAGTTGCCATTGTTTTTATAGCTAAACTTACGAAATCAGATTAAACTTGCGAATTTGGGACTTACTAAATACCCTTATTTTAAATGTCTTTATATTGTTTTTTTCAAGATATATTTGAAAATTGAATATCTAAAAAGAATAATTTGGTAAATAAATATATTTATAATTACTAACCTGTATAATACAATACAATTCCTCATACATTATTTACGTTTATAAATGTATAAATACCTAGCAGCTATAGTTATCTTATTCGTAATCTTTTTTTTATACGTTCATATTACCAAAATTACAACTGCAAATAATCATCTAGATATCTTGCAAGTACATGACCCCGACCCAGAATTAGCTTATGAGTTGCTAGGACATAATCAACCAATTGTATTTCAACGCGAACTAGAATTTTGGAAAGATTTTAATAAACTATTAGGACAACCCCTAGAGACAATTAAAAATGAAATTTCTACCCATCCGGAAATAAATTATTCTACATCGATTAAAATGAATCTAGAGCCATATAATTTACCGCTTTCATATGATTGGTTAATAGATATCCGCCCAGTCGTTCTAGATGATACTAATGGTATTTTCTTTATAAAGCAGAGTAATTACTTACAAATGTTTGGATGTATCGCAGGGCAATTTCGAATTATAATAACACCGCCAGACCAATCACCAAAGCTAGAGCCATTTACTAATTATGTATCTAGCAAAGATGCTACCGGGATGCTAGATGCACAGCCAATGGAATTAAATTATATTGAAATTATTGTTCGGGAAGGCAATTTAGTATATATACCCTGGGGATGGCATTATTTCATATACAAACCTTCTACTCATGAAGGTGAAAGTGTTATTCTTGACTGTCTTAATAAATCTGCTATTACCTTATTCAGTTTATTTTAGTTATAAAAAAAATAAAAAATTATAAATAAAAATAAAAATTGATTTGGCTAGTTTATTTTTCTAAAAAATTAGCAATATAAAATAATAAAATACATATTCTTCTAGTTCATTTCTAGCTTGCATTCAAAAATGTTCGCATCATACGAAGAATTAATCACATTCAGCACGAACAATCCTACAAAACTAATTGTTTTAGACTTTAAGGCTACTTGGTGTGGTCCGTGTAAAGCATTGAAGCCCTTCATTGAATATTTGCAAAATGAATACCCTACTGTAGTATTTGAAGAAATTGATATAGAAGACGAAGACTTATCTAGCATTACAGAAAAGTTCAGTATAGCCAAAGTACCGACTCTAGTCTACATGAAAAATGGCATAGTATGTCATTCACTAATTGGAACAAATAAAGAAAATATTGAAAATGCAATTAATGAATATCTTTAAAATATGTCATTCATTTTTTATCATAATTTTTGTGTTGTTTTTCTTTATCATTCTCATATGATTCTAGTTTAGTTTGGACTTGTGCTAGTTTCTTTTCTAATATGGATATTCTATCTTCTTGTGAAATCATATAATTATTTATTGATTCATATAAATGCATTCT